GATAAAGCCTTGCCAAGTCTAGGTAGTGAATCTCCAGAAGGTCAAAAAGCATTGAACGCTATTCGTGCGTTGAGTGGTTTGATTGGCCCTCGCAAGCAAAAAACAAATGAACTCCAGCAATCTGAGATTATCCAGATGCTACAGAACTTGCCGCAAGCCGGTGGAGCAACACCAGAAGGCCGTGCAATGTCGCAAGCTCCTATGGTCCCGAACCTCCCGCCAATGCCCGGAGCAGCACCTTCTCCGATGAGTATGCCCGGTGCCGGTGGTGGCGGTGCTTCACCTCAACCCACTCCAATGTAAGGAATTAACATGGACCTGTTTAAACCAAGAGGTGCTAATAGCCCTCGCCGTCCTACCGACAACAACCAGCAAAACGGTGTTGTAACGAACCCTCCCCGCTATGAAGAATTTGGCGGTCTTAATGCTGCTAACAAAATTGGTAGCAAAAATAAGATGGGTGTTCAAAAACCCGGTGACGGTAAAAAAGTAATCTAACGTAGTTAGGGGATAAAAATGAGTCTTGAAGATATGTCTTTTGAACAGCGCGACCAATTAGCGTTGTTAATGCGTGAACTTTCCGATAATCCAGCAACCAGAAAAGATGTTCTGCGTTTGACTAAGCAATTAAAGCCAGACCTCGTCATTCCTGAACTGGATATTGAAAATAACACTAAATCGTATGTTGATAAGCTAGAACAGCGGCTTATGGAACGTGATGCAAAAGACAGAGAGCAAGATGCTGTGCGCGACCTTGAATCACGCCGTAACAAGCTAATGAAAAAAGGTTTTGTGCAGAATGAAGACGATATTCACGAAGTGGAGAAAATTATGCTGGAAAAAGGCATAACCAACCACGAATCGGCTGCGGAATACTGGCAGTGGATGAAACAATCCGCTACACCAACGCCAACAGGTTACAACCCGTCAGCCGTCAGTAAGTTCGACCTAGGTAAATACTACAAGAACCCTGTCGGTGCAGCTAGAGACGAAGCATCAAAAGCACTCCAAGAGTTGCGTCAAAACAAGCGACCCATTGGATTTTAATTTAGTAGGGGATAAAGTTTTTTAGGAGATAACCATGCCTATTGGTGGCGGTATCATTCCAGCAACAGGTAGTACGCAATATACCGAGTTGACTTACGTCACACGGCGTGCGTTCATTCCGAAGCTGGTAGTTCAACTCTATAACTCGACTCCGCTGATGGCGGCTCTGATTGCTAACTCGCAACAGGCTTCCGGTGGTGTTTCTTCCGTAACCGTTCCCGTTCAGGGCGCACAGTTTGTGAACGCACAATGGTCTGATTACTCTGGTTCGTTTAACCAGCCATCAGTCCAGCAAGGTGCTTTCAACGCTGAATTCGACCTGAAGCTGATGATTGCTCCAGTACCGTTCCTCGGTATGGAAGGTGCAGTTCAGCAAGACGCTGCAATCATTCCATTGATTGAAGCTCGTATGAACGATGCGACTAACGTGATGATGGATGCAATGGCAACTGCCTTGTACACCAACAGCACCAACACGCAACAGTTTACTGGCTTGCCAGCCGCTGTTTCTGCTTCAGGCACATACGGCAATATCAGCCGTTCAGCCTATAGCTGGTGGCAGTCAAAGTCGTACTCAGCCGGTAACGTGAACCCAACTCGTCAAAACATCCTGCAATACATTTCCGGTACTGTGAAAAACGGTGCTGAAGTGCCTTCATTCGGTGTTTGCGGTTTTGGTACATGGACTCTGTTGGCGCAAGACTTTGTCGGTCAAGAGCAATACGTCATCACTCCGGGTTCCGGCTTTGATAGCGATTCCAACGGCCCACAAGCAGCTTTCCGTGCTTTGATGGTTGCTGGCGTACCTATTTATCCTGACCCCTACTGTCCAGAAGGTACGGTTTACTTCCTGAACACTAACTACCTCTCGCTCTATATCCATGAGCAAGGTTCGTTCGTGTTTACTGGTTTTGAATCGACCCTGCCAAACTGGCAGATTGGTTATGTTGGTGCTGTATTGATGATTGCTGAGTTGGTTTCAACTAAGCCTAAGTCAATGTCAGTGGTGTCGGGTTACAACTCTCTCAGCATCTAAGGAGCAAACCATGTCACTAAGTACCAATAAAATCATCCTTTCGGGCGCAGCAACCAATACCGCTGGTGCATATTTTTTAACCACTACTATTACTTCGACTAGCACGGGTAATGGAACGGTTATTCCAGCCGGTGTTTATCTGATGTTCCCGCAAGCAAATACTTCTGTAATTGCTTATAACGGTTCGGCTAATGCAACATTGATTGCTGCTAATACTGGTGGCGTCATCATTTCTGATGGTGTCAACGTGTATGCAAAATCTACTGCGGCAGCAGATACTGTTACGTTGTTGGCTACCAATGGTGGTCAAACCGTCGGTAGCACCTACGCATCGTAAGGGGGCAAAATGGCTAACGCTGATTCAGTAGGTCAACTATATCTTGACTCATTTGGTCAGGGGCGTATTGCCACTATTACAGCAACTAAGTTAAATACGACGGGCAATGCTGTTGTTGCCCTTCCTTTTCTTAGCGGTGGTTTGACAAAAGGAAATTCGACAACTACGTCCGGCGACGTAATCATCCGTAGAATTACGGTATGTAACCCGTCCGGTAGTGTAGCATCTGCAAATATTTCTATTTCGTCTACCTCCGATGGCGCAAATCTGGTTACTGCAAACACAGTGCTATCTAGTGTTACAGGTGTAGTAACTTTCCAAGATATTGCGATAACTGGTGGTAATGTCCTTGTTTCTGGTTTTAACAGCCAAGCCTTGTTTGTCAACGTAAACACTGCCACTGGCAATGACAATACCGTTGATATTCGGGTGTATGGCGATGTTGTGAGCTTCTAACTATGCAAACCGTCTATGTGACAAACAAATGGGAAAAACCCATAACCTTCAGCTACAACTACATCTCCTATACGTTTCCAGTAGGCGAAAGTGTAGAGGTGCCGCTGGAGGCTGTTTGTCACATATTCGGGCATGGTGACACTGATAAAGAACCGTATATGGCGCGGTTGGCGATGATTCAGACGAAGGCAGATATTCCTGCCGGATTAAAAATCCTTGAAAAGATTCTGATTACGGACCAGCCGCCAAAGAAAGTCCACTCGTTATCCCCGGTGGTTGAAAGAGTACCCCTGCCTCCTAAAGAGGTTGGGGGAAAAGTCAACGTAGCAGCTTAATATGGACCGTAAATGTCGCAGACCCTGCAAAGCTACATTACTGCTGTTAGATACCTGTTGCACGATGCAAACGCAAATTTTTACACCAATAGTCAGCTAACTGATTACATCAATGGTGCTAGAGCGCGTGTTGTTCGTGATACAGGGTGTCTCCGCACGGTCCAAACAAGTCAAACGCCTTGTACCCCGGTGGCTGGTGGAAGTAACCCTGTAATTTGGTCATCCGGCTTAGTTGTAAGTGCGGGTGATTACGTATTTTCCAATATCTTTATTTATGCGGTAACTGTTGGCGGTGTTTTAGGGGATAACCCTGATTATCCTTCCGCAAATAACATTTACCCGCCAAGCACACCGTTTACTAGCGGCACGGCTACGATTCAGTACGCCGGTCCCTCAGAACTAATTAATTATTCTTGTTTGCCGTCTGGAACTCTGACTCTGGACGTCATCAACATTAACCTCTATTGGGGAAATTCCAGAATACCGTTGCGCTATATGCCTTGGACAGACTTTAACGCACAGTTGCGTTATTGGCAGAACCGCATCGGAACGCCGGTTGCCTATAGCATTTACGGGCAATCTCAAATCTATATTGGACCCGTTCCTGACATAGCTTACACAATTGATTTAGATACGGTTCTCCTGCCGACAGATTTAGTGAATCTGTCTGATGCGGATAACATTAACGAACCGTTTTCTTCTCCAGTTAAGTTTTATGCTGCTTACCTTGCTAAATACTACGAACAATCGTTCGGTGAATCTGAGATTTATTTAGGTCAGTACAAACAGCAAATTCAAGCGGTTCAGGCGTCCATTTACACTCGGAGACTGCCTGACCCTTATTCCAGAGCGTACTAGGTCATGGCTGCCGCAGAACAAAAAAAATCGTATGAAATTGTTAAAAACTTTCGTGGCGTAAACACGAAAGCTAACCGCACAGCTATCGGTGACGATGAGTTCTTCTGGCTTGAGAACGCAATGCCGGTGGGATACGCCAACTTAAAGATTACTCCTACTTTTGATGCTGTTGGCAGCATTACGTTTTCAAATACGGTTGTTAATTTCTTTTCAGCCAATATTGGATTAGATGATTATTTAATAGCTTTTCAAAGTAACGGAAGCTGTGAATACGTCAATTTAACAACCAATGTTAAAGGCACACTAGCTTCTGCCAGCACATTTTCTACTAGCGGAATGAATGTCAGCCAATGGAAAAACGAACGATTATTGATTATTGACCCGACTAAAGGTTACTTTACTTGG